GTGCCAGTCTATGTCCCGCAGTCCTGTGATGCTGATGGCCGTCTGCCTGCTGGCTGGCGGGTGCTCCACGACGCCGCCGCCAGTGGTGGTGCTGCCGACCCCTCCACAGTCGCTCATGCGCAGCCCGTCGCCCCTGACACCGCTGCCGCCACCGTCGCGCGCAACTACGGAACCTGTCGAGAGACGGCCGAGCAACTGACTGCCCTGCAACAGTGGGTCCGTGAGCAAGCCGCCGTCCAGCCGTAGGCGCCGGCCGTGTCCAGGGTGGGACGACTTCACCCCGGAGCAAAAGATCGAGTTCCTGTTCTCCGAGTGCGACAGGCTTAGGGAGGACAGGAACGAGTACAAGCAGATGTACATTGATCTGCTACGCGAAGTAGTGGATGTAGATCAGGAACACCCCGAACCCCAGACACCCGAGAATCAGGGCTAACTGCTCCCCCTTGCTCAGTTCGCCGTAATCCACCGGCGACAGGTACTCGGACTCACCGAACGCCTCATGCCTGCTGCGCGGGGTCGTCATGTTCTTGCGCCACGGGTCTGTTGATCGATGTGTGCTCATTTTTCAGCCTTTCTTCTTCCAAGTAAAAAAGTAGCTGCAGGATCATCAAGTGATGTGACGCACTAGTTGGATTTGACCCGACAATGCTTCTTTCGACCGGTGACATTCTGAGTCGCAGTATTTCACCCATCGAAATACTGCCGTTGAAATGGATAGTGTCGTCAGCGACTGTATGTCGCGCTTGAAAATTCATCGCTCACCCCACTGAACCACACGACCGAACATATAAGCGACTGTGATGCTGAGCATCAGGTATGCGAGTATCCAGATCATGCCGATGCTCCTATGAAGATCCCACCTTCGTAGATGTTCGGCGCCAAGCGCCCCTGCTCCCTGACCGGCACGACTGTCTGCTTCTGCGGGCGCCAGGGTCGGAACTCGTAGACATGGACCTCGGGCATCACGAACGGACCGAACCGAGCAGACCCCTTCGTCTGACAGCTACCGTAGCGCGTGATCTTGCGCTCCATCTCCAGATCGTTCAAGAGCAGGCTGACAGCAGTACCCGTGAGTTTGGTCTTCACTGCGATCTCCGGGATGCTGAGCTTCGTGGGTGATGACTCAATGGCGTTCAGCACCAGTGCCAGATTGACTTTGCGAGTCGTGATCGCTTTGGTCGGGGGTGATTTCAGCATCTCGTTTCTCCTGTTGTGTGAATCAGTAGCTACACTGTATCACAGATTCCGGGATTGTCTATAGGTTTTGATGGCCGACCTCAGACTCAGTCTCGCTCTCGTCCTTCTCGGCCAGCGCCAGTGCCTGCGCCTGGTCCAAGGTATCGCGCATCATGATCCGATGGCAGATGACCGGCACCCCTTGACCCTGGCGCCGCAGGCGAGCGTTGAACTGCTTGTACAGGTCCAATGACCAAGTGAGTCCGAACCAGACAAGAATGTGCCCGCGATCCTGGAGGCCATCCACGCCATGACCCATTGAGTTATGCGAAATAAACATCTCACCTTCGGCGTTACGAATTACGAATCTATGTCGTGGCCCGCAATTTACGAGGTCATATACATGCGCTTTTCTCTGCGTCGAATATCCACAGGTCGCTGACTTTTCCCGTAATTGGACCGCTGACAATCCTCCACCGCCTGATCTGCGTTCATTCCCCGATTCAGCCTCATCACCAGCATTATTTTGGAAAAACCACTGCGTCGGCAAAGCTCCGCAAGATGTATTTTCTCGCCCTTGTACGTCACTACTCGGTTGTTGCGCTTGTTGGCTTGTTGTTCCATGTTCGACGCCCATCTGCAATTCTCTTTGCAGTACGACTTGTTGACGTCTATTCTCTCGATTGTCAGGTCGTCCCGATACGTACCACTCATATCCTGATAGAACTGAGTAAAACTCTGCCACTCCGAGCACATCGTAATCCCGCGTCCTCCGTAATTCTTGTCTGTCATGTCCCTGACTCTGTTCTTTAACCCCCTCCATATGTTCCAAATTCGAGTGTGAGTCATTCGATGAAAAGTGTCGTTGATACAATTGACACAGTGCTTCTGACCCTTCCGGTTCGACTTGACCGCATTTTGCCGAATCATCTGGTGCTCCGCTCCGCAAGAGTTGCATGTCACTCTGACAATAGGGTGGCTTTTCCCATTGGAATAGTGCCTGTAATCGACTGTCTCGTGTATCTTGAACATTTCGTGCCTCTTGCCACTTACCTTGAATGAGCAACTTGTGATTAGGTGTCATTGTGACGCCAAACAAGTCGATGACGTGCTTGTACCCCGAGTAACTGCATCCGTTGTGACTGACGAACTCAACCCCATCGAAGACTCGATCTTCTGGTCGTACATCTATGATTCTGACCCACCCTTTCCATTCAGTCAATACTTCAGTCTCAGGGTGGAGACAAGCAGGGTGCCCGATCATCAAGGCACACTTGCCCGTTTTCCACCGAGTCATCGCGTTCTCCAGCGCCCGCTCACTCTTGCACTCGGTCAGGTTGATCGGGTCCAGATGCTTGAACCTTGTCATGATCCGCTCTGCGTCGCTGCGGTAGGCGTAGGCGCACAGGATCGGCTCCCCGTTCGCCTCGTCGATCAGTTGGCGCAGTTGCCCGCTTTCCAGCGGGCCATCGCAGCCTCCAGTGCCCGTTCGCTCTTGCACTCGGTCAGGTTGAGTGGGTTCAGATGCCGGAACCTTGTCATGATCCGCTCTGCGTCGCTGCGGTAGGCGTAGGCGCACAGGATCGGCTCCCCGTTCGCCTCGTCGATCAGTTCCTCCAGCGCATCGAGCTTCAGGTCGTGCAGCGCCTCCCACAACGGCATCCCGGCAATCGGATACACGGCGCCATTGGCGAACTGGAGACAGGCGTTCGTGAGGCTGGCCTGGTTGAACATCTCCTTCGACTGGCCGGAGTCCAGTTGCAGGAAAAAGTCCTTCTCCATCTGGTCGTAGCGCGCCCGTAGAGCCTCGGGCATCTCGACCTCGACATCATTGACGATCAGGTCCGGGAGCGGGTTGTAGTCCTCAGCGGACATCTCCAGTGTGATGTCTGCAATCAGTTCCTTAATACCTTCTTCGGTATCGCGGTACGGCACCTCCTTGCGAGACTCGGTTGAAAGTTTCCTATACCATTGGGTCATAAACTTGGTTTTCGAGGTGCCCAGTCGCTGACCTCGATCAACCACGAGATATTGACCGTGAAGGTCTTTGTACCCATTGGAGGCTGGAGTACCCGTGAGTCCTGTGATCCAATCGAAGCAGTCAATTACGTTTTGGTTTCTCTGGGGGTTGTAGATCGCATTCACCCTATTAGTGGTGCTGTTTTTACACTTGCTGATTTCATCCCATACCAACCCGTTAAACGGAATTGTTCGACCTTTGCTCAGAAAATAAGTGTCCAGTGTCCGAGCTAGCCAGCCGAGATTTTCGTAGTTCACCAAGTAGACATCAGCCGGTCGCAGAAGCGCACGGGTTCTCTGATCCCGTGTGCCCGTGAGCATCGAGAACTTCAGGTGCTGCGTGTGGCTCCACTTCATTGCTTCCTGCCGCCATACCAGCCGGATCACGCGGATCGGGGCGACAATGACCACGCCACGCAGGAACCCGGCATTCAGCAGATGCACGATGCTGGTGAGCGTGATGGCGGACTTCCCTAATCCCATATCAAGCCAGAGCATTGAGTGCGGCATGGAGCACTGGAAATTGACCGCCTTTTGCTGGTAGCCGTGGAGTTTGTCAGGGGTCAGCATGGTCTGCATTCCATGTACGCCCGGATCACTTCCGCCGCAACTTGCGGGACGATAGCGTTACCGTAGGCGCGCAGTCGTCCCACTCGGTCGGATACCCCATGAGCCAGCGGGAATGTGCCGGGTTCAACTGGCCTCCACTTTCCATCCCGGCACAGGAGCCAATCAGCATCTTGCCAGAAGCCGTTAGTCGGGCCGGTCCCTCGGTCTTGCACAACGCTGCGTCCGCAGGTAACGCTCCGCCTGCTTGATTCGGCCCACCGTTCGAACCATCCGTCGCTCTTGCTGTGTTCC